CGCATCTTCTGCTCGGTTGACTTTAAGCGCTATTGCGCCCTGCTGCAGCGCCTTTATGGCGTCACTGCTGTCACGGCCCATGGCGTTGTCTTCCACGTGCTTTGGATGATGGTTTCAGGCAAGCCAACCACGGCTTTGGATAATTCCATATTTAATAAGTTCACAGCTTATGCTGCTGGGCGACTTATGGGCCAAGCCCCTGGTGCTGCTTACAATCGTCCTGGCAAGTATGGTGGTGATGATGGCGGAACCATTGGTTCCGAAGACTTCTTCAAACTCTATCTGAACGTCGCTAAGCGCTTTGGATTGTCCCTTGATGCTTCCTTTGTTCCTAAGGGCAGCTTCGGTGTCAATTTCCTGTCGCGCTTTTGGGGTCCAGACGTTTGGACGGGCGACTCCAATAACTGCTGTGATGTCAAGAGGCAACTGTCGAAACTCTACCTTGTGCGTAAGACAGGCATGCCAATTGATGTCAAACAAAAGTTGATGGAGAAGGCTTTTGCCTATTGGCTCACGGATGGGGAAACCCCTCTCATTGGAATTTGGTCTCAACGTGTCTTAGAGATCTTAGGCCAACCAGAGGCTTATCGACCTGATGACATCCCGACTGAGGCATCTTGGTGGGCTCGATTTCCTAAGGAGGTCCAGTTCACTAATACTTACGCGCAGTGGATGGCTGATTTCGTTTGTGACGAGCAGCTCCCTGATTTTGACCATGAGCAATTCATGGACTATTTGCGTAAGGCCAGAACTCTGGATGATCTCACTAAGATCCCCCTCTGTGCCCCCTACACCGAGCCATCCGGCCTTTGGATTGAGCTTGGCAAGCAGCACCCAGTAGACGGTGCCAAAGCTAAGCACTACGTCAAACCGAAGTTTATGGATGGGGCCCATTGGACCGCCTTGCTCAGCACCAAAGATGATAAATTCCTTGCTGCTGCTGCGGCGTTCAATTTTGAGGCCGCATACAAAGCGAAGAAGCTTCCGCATCAGTCGGGCGCTCGAGAAAAATCCGCTGCAGAAATTGTGGAGGCCTATCGAGCGTTGATTTCTTCGTCTAGTATGCCCGACGTAAAACCCAAGGCCAAGGCGAAAGCTAAGGCTAAGGGAAAAGCCAATAAAAAATAAGACCACGTTGAGTGGCACCCTCTGCTTCCTGTAGTTTCCCCGGGGTAATGGAGGAACCTACCGTTTCTTTCGCAGGCTCTAACGTATAAAAGAGATGGCTGCAGCGGTCTGCGCCTGGCCAGCGCTTACCGAAAAACC